AGAGTGTAACAATTTTTTTCATATTATTCAATAGTTAAGTTTATTTTTTTACCACTACCGTCAACTGCATCCGCTAATTCATAGTAGAATAAACCTGCTGTATTTTGTAAAGTTACCTTTGGAGTAAATATTAACTTATATGGAGTTCCTATTTTAATTCTAGAGGTTTTCATTTGATCAATAGAACCGAATGTTAATCTACTATCATTCTTTGTAGAGAAATTAGTCATTGTTGCTCCACTATCAAATACCACATTATCCAAATCCAATTTAGTATTATCATATTGCATTATCACTTGTAAACCTGCTAAACCTTCTTTTGTTAAGTTGGTATATAATACTACTTTACCACCTTCTAATTTAGCAGTGATACCTAATGATACTGTTTCTACCTTTGAAGGTTCGTATGCAATTGATGTCATTGCCATTGATTTTATTCCTGAAGTTTGTTTTTGATTTAAAGAATTTGTGAAAACTCCACTTGTAATTCTTGCAGCAATTGTATCTGGATGTGATGAATGTGACCAATCTAAATCCCCACCCCACGCAAATACAGTTTCTGCAGTTTGTTGTGCGGATGTAATATTAACTCTATTTGTAGGAGTGCCATCTAACCATTTTTGATTTAACAATCCATTATACCATTTATAATTAACAGTTTGATTTACAGGTGCAGCATTTGTTGGAATAGATGCTTTTGATGATACATCTTGACCCATTACATATGCCAATAAAAAGTATGAATCACTTTCACTAAATGTAGTTTTATCTTTTGTAATAAAACCAATTTTCTTTTCTAAAACCGGTCTTGTGAAATAATTTGCAACTCCTGCTATATCCGTTTGTGAAATACCCAAAAACGCTTTATATGCATCCGATACCGTCACAATATTATTCATAAATGATTGTTGTGTTGCTCCACCAATCCAAACAGCTATACTATCACCTACTTTAACACCAGTTGTGAATAGTGCTTCACCACTACCATCAAACGCTTTACTTGCAATAGCCTGTTTTGTCCAATCAATATCACCACTACCATCGGTTTTTAGTGATAGTAATTGAGCTTGATGTTTTGTCATATCGTATCCAGAAGGGAATAAAACTCTTACTTTAAAATAAGAAGTATTACCAGTTACACCTGTTATTGTTAATGGAATAGATGTTGTTTTAACAAATGGAATATTTGCACCCGTTGCACTATCTAATGCATATGATAAATCCAATTTGTGAAAATTCTCATATGTGTTTTGGTCTTTAAGAATATACTTTTGAGTTGCTATCACACCACCTATTGATTGATCTGCTCTTTGAACTGCTAATTGTCCAACATTCCAATCTGCGTTTACAGCATATCCCCAAGGTGTAGCTTGATATTGTCCATATAAAGATGTATCACTAACATTTGCTGCTGCAGTAAATTTATAGTTACTCCATCCTGTATAAAATGTTTGTGCTGAACTACCTTGTGAAAATGTAGTTGAAAGGTAAGTTAATGCCTTATTGTTAAATTGATATCTCAACCAAAAATAACGTGGCTTTGTAGTTCCTTTGTCTACGGTATAGGTTATTGTAATTGTGTCTCCAACTTTGTATGGGCCTGATGATATAGATTGATTTACTATAATCTGACTATACGAATTTAATCCAAACAATAAAACTGTAAGGAGTACTAAGATTTTTTTCATTAATTATTTTCCCTCAAATAGTTTAGTAATAAGCTTATCACAACCTTTCTTAAGTGCATTACTTAAGGAAGTTTGATTGAACTTACCACCTTCATCAACTATTAAGGTACTCATAGAGATTTCCGATGATGATTCCTCAACCACAACTTCTTTTTGTTTGGAACCTTCTTTCATCAAAACCCCTTTTAATCTAATAACTACTTCTTCTTCATTGTTATGAAAAATAGAAACGTTTTTCTTAGTTGTTAAAACGTCTAAATATATAATTGAAACTTTTAATTTATATGGTGCAGTTGGTGCTAAATCGTAGCCTTTTTCTTGTAAAAATTCTTCTAAAATATTTTTAACACCAAATTCTAATTTTCTGTTACCTGCTAACTTTCCGATTTTTACATCATTTGTAACACTTTCTACCCATATATGTTCTTCTGCATTATACCATATATTTTCAGGTGAATTTTTAAATGTGCCATCAAATTTCCAACTAAACCAATTGGCTATATTTCTCTCCAATTCAGTATTTCCACTAAAATGAATTCCAACCATAGTAAGTTGGATTAACAAAGCAATTCCTACCCAAGCAACTGCTAAAAGTAAAAATCCTTTAAAAAAATAATCCTTTAATTTTACTAAGTAATTCATAAGCTTAATACCTACTAATAAGTATTAAACTTTTAATTTTAACGTAGTAATCATTTTTTTATCTATACCATATTTGTTACAAATTTCTAAAATTTGTTCCCTACCTTCTCTTGTGGTATATAAAATATCTAAGTATTCTGTTGCTTCTTTTGTAGAAATTAAATATTCCTTAACAATTAGTTCAACTATCCAATCTTCGTAATCAGTTCCTTTTTTTCCCTTTATGTATTTTAAGTAATATTTTTTAGGTGGTATCATATCGCTAAAAAATCTATAAAAATACTCGTTTGGCAATGATTGAATATATGGTTGAACTTCTCCTATCCATTCAATCCAATCAGAATTCATAGAAAGATAACGTAGGATAATAAAATTACCAAATGTTTTTTTATCATCATCGGAAATTTTTTTCCAATACTGTGGATCCTGATATTCAGTTACAGCTGATATATGATCAAATAACCCTAATCGTTTTACTTCTTTATCTTTATCTTTTTTAGCCTTTGCCATTATGCTAAATCAATTTTTGGTTTTTTTAATTGTTCAGGCAAAAGTTCTTCTAAAACTTGCCCACAATCCACACATAGAAAAACATCAATAGGAAGTAAAGAATCATTTGGTTGACCTGTTACTAATCTACTTACTTTTCTAAGTTTGATAGCTGGTGAGAATGTATCACCACCACAATTACATCTTACTTCCGATGTATGTTCTAATGTAATTCCTTTTGGTTGTTGTTGCATATTGTTCATATTTTATCTTATTACCATTAATAAATCCATCTCTCTACATAAAAGATAATCTTTATCTTCTAATTTAATTTTTTGTATACTCATTTCACCTACCGGCAACATAACTTTATCACCTGGCTTAACTGCCATAGGTATTAATACACCATCGTTTGTGTAAATACCATCTCCAGTAGCTACAACTTTTCCTATTTTATTGTCACCACTTCTTACGGTATCAGGTATTATAATACCTCCTACTGATTTTTCTTTTGCTTCAATTTGAACTAAAACTCTATCACCTAAAGGTTTTGCTAATTGAAATTCTTCTTTTTTTACCATTTATTTTATAATATTAATGATTGCTATAATCGTTGCCATAAAACAGATTTCCTTATCTATCACCAACGCATCTCTAAATTGACCTTGTGATAACTCTAAGATTACATTTGCAGTATTTCCTGCTGCATAATCGTCTAACCTTTCATATAGAATAGAATAAAGTTCTGCGAAATCGTTTACTTTATTATCACCTACTAATTGTCTGATTTGCATGTATGCGTTTCTCTTTTCTTCACCACTTGCCAAAATATCAACAATCTTATTTTTAAAATCAGCCTGTAAAATTGTTTGTTTATCAACTTTCAATGTTCCTTTTGAACTTTGTAATTGACAGGTGTTAATAACCCTTCTAATATCAGGATAAAAATTTGTAATAATATCTGCTACATCTTTAATATCAAACTGAACTCCTTCCTTTGTAAGAATATCACTTACGTGCACCGCTACTTCTTTTTTAGAAGGTGGATTTACTGCAAAAGTTTGACATCTACTTAGGATTGGTTCAATAATTTTTTCATGATAATTACAAGTCAACACAAATCTTGTGTGTCTACTAAATGTTTCCATTAAGTTACGAAGGATAGCCTGTGCGTTGGGAGTCATATAATCAAACTCATCTAATATGATAATCTTCATCCCTTTAAACCCCGCACCACTAGCAAAATTCTTTACTTTAGTTCTTACGGTTTCTACGTTGTTTTCATCTGATGCATTAATTACCATATAATCACACTCAATCGTTTGTGCGATAATTTTTGCTAATGTGGTTTTACCTGTTCCGGCTTTACCATACAAAAGTAAATGTGGTACATCATTGTTATCTAAGTATGTTTGTACCTTTTCTTTTAATAAATCATTTCCGATGTACTCTTTTAATACTTGTGGTCTGTATTTTTCGGTCAGAAGAAATTCACTTGCCATAATTTAATTTATCCACGAAGGTTTTCTTTCAGGCATTTTGAGGTAATTATCAGACACCCAAGGTTTGGATGCGATGTACCTTTTGTATGCTTCAAATGTATCAATAGTGTCGTCAAACTTCCACTCCTCAGGCATAGCACGAGCAAATGGAGTCACTTCTGTAATCTTACCCTTTGGAAACAAGTAATATGCCTCCACAAGAGTTTTATAACAAGAGTGAGTTTTATTATACCGCAGGCAGTATTCATCAGACAAGTTCAATCCCCACTTGAT